GGAGGTGGAGCCGAGCGTCACCGACGAATTGGTCAGGCTTGAATTACCAATATTGCTCAGGGTATTGGAGGCACCAGAGAGGGTTTTGTTGGTTAATGTTTGTGTGCTGTCTAGTTGTACTAGATTCTCAAAAGTACCCTTAGTAGCACGAAGTTCACAGAGAGCGCCAGAAGCAAAGCTAGCAGCAGTAGTACCTTCTTGTGCTCGAACAACTGTTAGAGTATCTACTGAACGGGCAGTACACTTACAAACTTCAATAGTAGAAGAACCATCAAATAGTGTAATAAGGAAATAGTTTCCCCCTGTTGGAGAGGGAAACTTAGTTCCTTGGCCTGATTGCAACACGATACTTGTAACACTTGTATTAATTGAAGTGCTTAAGTATCCTGTAGCATTGTTAGCAAATAATTGTGATGCCATTATCAGGCTCCTTTAAATTAACCTACAGTGATAGTCCAAGTAACTGTTAGGGTATCAGCAGCACCCTTATTAATTACAGAGTAAGTAGTGCGGGCAAGCATAGTGCCACCAGAGGCGGCATTAAATAGTCCAGCCTCAACAAGAGCAGCAGTACCTGTTCCAGCAGGGAAAGTTGCTACATATGCAACACTATTGCTGGTTACAGTTGTTGAGGTTAGGGTTACGCGAGCTGACTCGCTTTCTAAGGTGGTATTACCGGTTACTGGAGTAGTGCCTCCGATACCTACAGCCATGTGTGTCATTGCTGTAGCTGTAGCATCCTTCATACGAGAAGCGATATAATTCTTACCTACGGTTACAACTAGATTAGGGATATGACGTTCTTCAACAATAACTCCATTTGCATTGCGAAGAACAATATCCAATTTACCTTTTACAGACAGGTTATCGTGTGTCATTTTAGTTCCTTATTAGTTAATTGCTTGGGTATTAATTGCAGTATCATTAACAGCATCATTTGCTGCCTGTGAGAAGGCAAGGACTTCTGAAATAGAAGTAATGTCTGTAATTTCTTTAGACATAGTATTAGATGTTGTTTCTGCAAAAGATACAGAATCATTTGAATTTAGACCAACTGTGTTACTCTTATCATCAGTTAGAGTAACTGTGCTTGTTTTTACAATACCAACAGAGTTAGATAAAGTTTCAGTAATAGAAACAGTATCAACTAAATCTAACGAAGTATAAACAAGAGTATCAAAACCTTCTGAGAAACTAATTGTATCTGTAAAGGATCTTCCATATCCTTGTTGAACAAGAACACTATCATTAACAGAGGTAGAATCAGTATATGCTCTAGTAAATGTAGCTACTCTAGCATAATTATCCTCAAGATTAACTATACTTGTTAGTGGTTGAGTAAAGTTTTGCGGGACAAATTCAAGAGTTGGGATTGGTCGTTGAAATGGTACTGTGATTTTATCAGTTCTAGCTTTAATAAAATCTAGGGGATGTCGTTGTTCCCAACAATCAGGGCAAGTGACAAGACCATCCCACCGATTCCTTGCTTCACTAGATTTTATTTTCTTAGAGCAAACATCACAAGTAACATTCCACTGACCACTTAGGTAGTAGTTTTTTGCCACATTGTTTACTCCTTACAGTTACCCGCCAAAGTAAACAATATATCCAGCACCAGTACCTGTAACATCTGCATAAATACCATCTTCAGCAATTACTGGATTCTCAAAAATAACATGGATAGTGCCTTGTCCAGCTACGGCAGTGACCTTACCAAGTACTGTACCACTAGCTGCAGAAGCATTATCATAGACCACTACGCTTGCTGAGTTTGTACCATCTGCAATAAGCGTAATAGCATTAATTCGGTTGCGACCTGTAGCAATTGCTGCATCAGTCGTCTTTAGTCCGCTTGAACGGGAAGAAGCCATCATACACTCCTGTATATTCAATAGATCTTTAAAAAAATGGGGAAGTAGCCGAATAACTCAGTTACTTCCCCTAAGACTTACTTAGTGATTAAGCGCCCATAGAACCATAAACGCCACGAGGATCAGTCCAACCAAATGAGTAACGAGCAGTAGCCTTGAACTTAGCGTTCTCGGTATCAAAATCATTATCCATTTCGAAGGCATCGCCACGACGCTCAAAGTACTTCAGACCATCGTTAACATCAGTTAGAACGAACCAAGCATCACTGTCAGTCAAGTAGTGGTTGACTACGACTTCTGGGATAATGCCCATAGTCTTCAGTGCGTTTAGATCGTTGTTTGTAGTAGCTACACGGCCATCAGAACCTAGAATACGCTTCGCTTCAAACATATTGCTTGGAGCAATAACGAGTTTCTTGGGTTTAGCAGCAATTAGCAAACCACGATCATCGCGTAGATCTGCAATATCAATGTTAGCTTGCTCTAGAGCAGCTTCAGATAGGTCAGCATCAGTGCTAGGCTTGTTGCTAAAGGTACCACCAGCAACGTTGGGGTGAGCAGCGCTAAGAAGGGTTACACCATCACCGCCAGTATAACCAGAAGTAGTAGCACGGTTAAACACGTTAGCACCAATGATTTCCTTGGTCTGACGCATAGAACGAGCAAGAGCATTAGCCTTACGCTTACCAACTACATCATACTGATCATCTTCATAGATTTCACGGGTAATGATGAAGCCAAGAGCGTATACAACATGGTTGTAACGAGAGGTGTAGCCTTGACGATCTGAATCGTACTGGATTGGGGCACCCTCAGATTTAGCGTTAGCTAGACCAAAGGAGCTGATACCTACATCTTCTTCATAAGCTTTACGGGAAGTATTCTTCTCGAATAGCTGTGACCATTCCTCTGGATAGTCTTTGTAGGATTTACCATACCAAGCATTAACGCCTGGCCATAGTGCTTTTGCAAAAGAGGAGGAAGTGATTACGCCTGACATATGTTATTCTCCCTATTATTAGATACCAGTAGTACCAACAGCATTATACTGATGTACGTTAAAGCCGCAGAGCATTTTTGCTGAGGCACCAATTTCATTATCTACACGCTGAACAAAACCAAGCAGACGGAAGTTCAGGGTGGAGGTGGTAGCCTCGGTACCGAAATCTAGGTATGCAGGAGAAGTGATGGTAGCAGCAGTACGAGCGCCGTTTGCATGAGAGATATTGAGACCAATATCAGTAGCAGCAGGAGTACCGTTACTAGCTTCAGCTTCTAGAACAACGTCGGGAGCGTCACAAACAAGGATATAACCTTCGCCACCAACAGCAATTTGCGCTTGGGTGGGTAGATCAAGAGTAATAGAACCGGTTGACATTTTACCGGCTGGATCGCGTTTTGGATTTACGATACCAACAACAACGCCAACAGGAACATCGGTAGCACCACAAAGGTTGGCAGAAGCGATGCCGTTAGCATCAGCAGAACCACCTAGTTTTACGATATCACCAACAAGGATTTCATCAGAAGCAGAAGCTACATAGTATAGGTTGCTCTGACCATTATAAGGGCTCCCGCCTGTGTGTTTTACAGGACGGAAACCGTTAATGCGTGAAGTGTTAGCCATTAAGACCTCCAAGATAACATTATAAGAGTTTTGTTTAAATGTCTACTCAATATTCTTGGAGGGATCTGGATTGTTAATCTTTCGTCAGATTAACTTTACCATAGAATCCTTCCTTTTCGGCACCCAGCTTAATAGATTGTTCAAGTTCATTGATTTGTTCTTGCTTCTTGGCTTGGTCCTCATCGTACCAATCTTGCCGCTGTCGCATAACATAACCTTGAATACCTTGACCAACGCTTACTTTAATCGGCGAGCCTTCTTGAGTAGCTGCAGCTACACGCTTATCTCCTACAGAGACACTGGAATCATTCACGATTTCGTACCCCATTTCTTGGAATGTTTGGATACGATCATCTAGATCATTCACAATTCGATAGACATATCCGGGTTCTTTTCCCCTTACGTTAAGGCGGTTGCGTGTACCATTAATTGGAGATCGCCGCACACGTTCACTTGTAGACTTACTATTAGCCATTATTGAATCCCTTTCACAGATTTTAACTCTTTAATATATTCTTCTTTGGTCATAATCCCCTGTCGAACAAAAGTATTCATTACTTTTACTTCGTCATCAGACATATCAATATCTGATCCAGAGTTTGCCCGTCGTCCAGCGCTATTGCCAGAGCCTTCTACTGTTGAAGACCTGTTTCTATTTTGGTTGGTAAACTTTTCAGGGTAAAGTGCTTTAATTTTTTTAGCAACAAAATCAAGAACTTGCGCTGGAGATTTGTTTGGATTATTCTTGGCATGACTCATACCAATTCCATCTGCAGCATCTCGAAGTTCGTTGTCATTATTATACCAACGATTGTTATCAACCCAATTAGAGAACTCGGGATGAACCACACTATCCTCTTGTTGTGTATTAACAATCTCTGACTGTTTCTTTTGTGTTTCTTTAACAGAAGCAATCTGTTCATCAATCTCGATGATCTTATCTACATCACCTTGCTCGTAAGCTTGCTTCTTCTGCTGTTTAAGAAAGTTAACAGCTCGCGTAAACTCTGCTTCTTTGACCTGTTTATGGTGGTCTTGAAGCATCGACATTGCTTTCTTAGTATTTTTTAGTTCTTTACCCAAGACTTCAATCTTGTCGATTAACTCGCCTTTAGCAACGAATGTCTCAGCACTTACCCATTTAGCTTTCTCACCATCAAACTCTTCTAGTGGTCGCCAACCCTGCTCTCGGGCACGTTCCTCAATAGTAGGTTCTTGGGTTTCTGGTTCTTGGACTGGTGCCTGGTCAACTACTTGTTCTTCACTCATCACTTAATTACTCCTACGATATCTTCATCATTTAGTAACATAAACTTTTCATTACTATTACTGTCTTCGGAAACTTCTTTCCCTGCATAACGGGCATAGAATACACGATCACCAACCTTTACTGTATTCTCATCACCACCATAATCTTTAAAGCATGTGCTTCCTAACATGATTACAGTGCCTCGTTCTGCTGCAGCTTGTTCTCGCTTTTCATTGATAGCAAGTACAATACCACCGGCTGAAGTAGTTTCTACTGGATCAGGCTTTACTAATAGCCTATGCAATACTGGAACAATCATTGAACTAAAACCCCCTCTTCTTCTGCTGCTTCCTCAAATCGGAACTCTACCATTTCTCGGTAGGCATAAATAAATCCACGATAGAAACTATCCTGTAGTGGATCATTTCCTGCTGTGTTAGCTAAGGTTTCTTTAGCATCTTCAATACGTTCAGCTACTGCGTCATAGAACAATCGAGTAACAGGATCTTGTTTCCAAGTCTTCCAATCATCTTTTGTTACTGTACTAGCTTTAGTCATTTATTCCCTTTCTTTGCTTGCTGGGCTTTCTGTACTTGTTGATCACGGAACTTTGCGCGATCTAGAGACATCTTCTGTCCTTGCTGCATTATACTCATACGATGATTGTCTTCTGACTGAGACAAGGACATCTGATGATCTACCATTGCCTTGCGAGCTTCTAAACCAGCCTCAATCTCTTTAAGCTTCAACTTCTGAACTTCAGTTTGCATCTTAATTTGATTACGCTCTTGTTCAGCCGCAAGTTGTTGCTGGAGCTTCATTTGATTCATCTGCATATCGGCTTGAGCCTTCTGCTGATCAATCTGTGCCTTTAGCTGTAGTGCTTGAGCCTTCGGGTCAACTTGTGGTTGTGGCTGCTGCATGAACTGATCCATCTGAGGAATCTCAAATGCTTCAAGAGCAAACTTGGTTACAGCCATTGGGTTCAATGTACCCATACCCATCATCTGAATAAGCATCTGTGCTTTAGCTTGTTTCTCCTGTTGGGTAACAGCAGAGGGGTCAGCTCCAGGTACTACATCGTTAGGATCACCAAAATAATCTGACTGTTCTACTGGAGCATCCAATACAGCAATCTCATTTTCTGGATTCAAGTAACGAGCGTTTAACTTATAGAGTTTACGGAACTCCTTAGCCAAACTGCGGAAGATCCGCTTATAAACGGCAGTGAAAACTTTCATGCCTTGTTCAACAGCAACTTGTGTCGTGGTAGCCGGGGTATTTTGTCCAGGCATTTTACCAGTCATAATTTCTGCTACTGAGGCAAGTTCCTTGCCGGACTGTACTAAATATTGTAGTAGTTGGAATAGTACAGGATTCGGTGGGTTTGTTGGCAAAGGAAGAATCTGCTTCTTTAAATCATCACCAGTGGCATTAACTGCCTTCCACTCACCAGGGGTAAATTTATTTTCCCCCATACGAATGCGTAGTCCCTTACCAATGAAACCTGCTTGGAGGTTTGCTAAGGTACCAGCATCAATTAGTTGGTTGATTAGGGTATCAACTGAAGCATTGATAGTACCCAACAATCGTCCAAAGCCGATGTCGTAGAAACCACCATCTGGATTTGGAACAAAGCTATACTTGGTATAGTATTCATCTGGATCAATCCGAATGATCTTACCATCTTGATCTACATAAATAGAGTCAGCATCAAACCGAGCAACTAACCGCAGAACGGTCTTTGAACTGTACTCTACAACAGCTACATAAGGTTCTGCATAACCATCACCATCTAGATCATAGAACATGTGTTGTTCTAGAATTACATATGGCGTAGTCTCGTCATCGTCTGTCTGAGTTTGATAAGTAGAACGAATCTTATCAGGTTCAAGAAGATACTGACTAGGACTTGGCAGCTCTACATCAGCATAGATACCTTGTAGTTGCTTTTCTTTAATCTTACGTTTATTGTACTGATAAATCTGTGTCTTACGTTCTGCATCTTCTAGTGATTTAGCCCAGTAGTTTACTACTAGGTCTTTAGGGAATACTAGGCAAGATTCATTACGCTGTTTCTCTTGGCTCCAATAAGTCTTCTTGAAGACAGTACCAACGATTGGAAGAGTGAGGAGCAAACGATCCATCTCTTCTTCCCAATCTTCCATCTCAAACATGACTTGATAAGACATGTGTGTGGAGATTCGCTTGGCACGGGCTTCTTTCTCACCCATTGGGTCTTGGCCAATAACTTGACACTTAACAATCTGTCCGTTACTTGGACATAGACTTGGATAAGCACGAGCAGCAAACTGCATTGAGGCTGTAGCAAGTAGTGGATATTTTACATTACTAGCATTAGGCCAAGGATATGTCTTTTTATCCGCAATCTGTAGAGCTAATTTAGTCCAAGCCTCTACATCCTTCTCCCATGGTTTACGGGAATCTAGATCAAGATCAAAACCTTCAACAACTTGTTTTCCAATCTTGAGTAGAGTGTCTTTGTCATTAATCTCATCTACAAGATTAACGGAATTTAAGATTTTTTCAATATCCATATTTAATATCCAGTTATCTCATCACGGCCAAGTGGTCCAGACTCTTCCAGTTCATCTCGATAGGCATCTTCGTCGAGTTCTGCTTGAGTTGGTGCGTCAATCATCTTTTCAAGTAGTAAACCTAAGTACGCAAGGGAGTCTACTTGGTCATCATGTCTGCTTCGTGGGAACGCTAAGATCTCATCTTCAAAGGTTGCATACCAATCAGCTTGTTTATCAACCTTAACACCACCAGCCCGCATACGAGCACGGATAGATTGAGCACGAGTAAGCTTATCTGTCTTATGCGGTTTCATTAATATGACATTCAAGAACGTATTACGTTCAATCATAGCCCTATTAAGGTAAGGTCCAATAGCTTTGGTAACCTGCATGTCTTCAATACCAAAGGCA